GAATATATAAAAATAGAAGGAACTTGGAGACAAGTATCATAAGGAGAAAAAATGGATAAGAAAGAATTAGAAAAGAAAAATACTGAATTGGAAAAGAAAGTAGAACAATTAGAGAAGGTAAATTTAGAATTAAGATTTAAGTTAATTGAACAAGAAAGGATAAAGATCATTCAAGAAGTGAAAACTAAATATCCAGAAATGATTAACACAATAGAAACATAAGGGGATATATTATGAAATTAACAGAATTAAAAAAGCGATTAAAAGCTAAAGAATTAATTTATGATAAACAACTTATCGAAATGGCAAGACGAAAGAATCTTCATTGTCAAAGATTAAGAGATCAGATTGCAGTAATGGAATTAGCAAAGAAACCAAAAATTAAAAATGCCGACAAAGAAAAAAAATAAAAAGAAAGTAGGGAGACCTGCAATAAAATTTGATACAACCTCACTTAGATTAATGGGGCGATTCAAAGCGACTTATGAAACAATGGCAGATTACTATGGATGTAGTATTAAAACCATTGAACGAAATATGAATAAAGAATCATCTCGATTTAGTCGTGCATATAAAAAGGAATTTGCTCGAACAAAAATGAAGTTATCAGAAACACAACTAAAATATGCATTGAAAGGGAATGCAACTCTTTTGATTTGGCTTGGCAAACAATATTTGGGGCAAACCGATGAAATAAAAATGTCACATCAAGGAATTAATTTAAAAGACTTCGCAAATGAAATGGAAAAAACAACAACAACAATGAAGACAACAAAATGAGAAAAGTGCCGTTACAAATATATTCATTACAACCAATACATAATCAATTTTTAAATGATTTTACTCATCGTTTTATTGTAAATTCAAGTGGACGAAGAGCGAGAAAAACCTTATTAAATAAAAGAAAAATATTATTATTAGCAATGAGAAATCCAGATACTAATTGGTTATTAGGCGCTCCAACACGAGGGCAAGCAAAAAACATATTTTGGAAGGATTTAATATCAGATACTTATTATTTAAGAGATGGGATTAATAAATCCGATTTAGAAATAATACTTAAAAATGGTTCAAGTATTAGGGTAGTGGGATTAGATGAATCAAGTAGAGTAGAGGGCAAGGCAACTGACGGAATCTTTATCACGGAAGTGGGATCATTGAAACCAGACGTTATTCCTAATACTATAATGCCAATGCTTTCAGATGAAGATAGAATGGGGTATTTATATTTAGACGGAAAACCAGTAGGCAGAAATCATTATTATCAACACGCATTATACGCTACAGGTGGAAATATACCTACATCGAGTAAAAAGGGCGTATATATTGAAAATAGTGAGGATAAAGAATGGGCATATTATTCGTGGTATTCTTCAAGCGTATTAAATGAGAAAGAAATAGCAGACAGGAAACGACAATTAGATCCACGCACATTCCGGCAGGAATACGAAGCAAGTTTTGAAAGTTATGAAGGAGTATTATATTATAATTTTGATAGAAAATTTATTAAAAACATAGAGCCAAAACTAAACGAGCCACTGACTTTGACTTGCGATTTTAATAAAAGTCCTTTAGTTTGGGAAGTTGTTCAGCACAAACCGGAACATCTTAATATTTTAGATGAAATTTATATCCCATTAGACGCAAAAACTATTCAAGGTGCTGATTTATTTATTCATAAATTTAAAGAACATCGAAATAAAATAGTATATTTGACGGGTGACAGTAGTGGGAATGTAGAAACTACAAGAGATTGGAGTACTGATTATTTAATAATACAAGATTATTTAAGAAAGAATGGTTGGCAAGTAGTTACACAAATACCAAGCTACAACCCGAATATAAACAATAGAGTAAATGTATTATGTAGTTTATTTAATAAAGAAATGGTTACAGTATCTCCAAAATGTAAAGAATTAATTAATGATTGGGAGAATGTAACAGGGGATAACAGAGGCGGGAAAGACAAAACCGATCCATATCGAACCCATTCGAGCGATGCAATTGACTATGTTGTATATCCGAATTATAAAAGATTATTATTATAAGGGGAAACAATGAATATAAACCAAACGAATTACGAACTAATAAAAATTGAGGACTACAGGCGACAAAGAGAGCAAGCTCAATATCGAGATGCTTTTTATGAAGGTGATAACCATATAATTCACACAATCTTAAAAAAAGACTTAGCAAAATATGGAATCTCGCAAGAAAAAATAAACAATACTCAATTGTATGGATTGGATAAATTTATCAAAGCATTTGAACAGAAAATATCTAATGTTTATGATACAGCTCCGTTAATTAAATTAGATAAGGGAACTGCTAAAGAGAATGAATTATTAAGTGAACTATTAGAAAGCGTAAATATAAACAATGTATTTAATTCTAATTTAGAGAAAATCAAATTGCACAATACAATTATAAATCAAATTAAAAGAATAGATACCGGACAAATTTATATTGATAACAGATTGAATATTGGTAATACCTTTCTCTATGGTAATGATTATAATTGGCAGGTATTGATGTATGAGACGCTAATTGACAATGAATTATATTGGTATGTATTTGATAAAGAATTAAAAGAACATTATTTTGTTATATCAGATAGCGATACACCGCCAAACATTGTGCATAAAAACACAAAACGAATTGATGGGACTATAATACTCATTGACAATGATATTACAGCACCGGCATACAATCCATTTGTTATATACAGATACGATCTACAAAACGATTTTTGGGGAAACGGGAACGATGCATTAGTGGATTTAATTAGATTAGTGAATGTTCTTTTGACAGTCACGGGCGGAGATAATATCCGGGAGACATTAAGAGTTTTATATTCCAATATGAATGTAAGTGGGACAAAGAATGATGCAAATAGATATGAGACTACTATGGGATCGATGCTAATGCCTGCTGACAATACACTCGATCGGAATGTTCGAGACTTAAAAATACAAGTAACACAAGCAACACTATATAATACCGAAGTTTTACAATTTATAGAAGCAATAACAACTCAAGTCTCAATGTTGCATAATATAGACAATCCAATTAAGAAACAATTAGAAAGTAATTTAAGCGGAATCGCTTTACAGTTAAAAAAAGAACCATTAATGAGAGATTGGCAACGAGATATTACACGAATGAAATTCTATGATACGCAATTGATTGGACAATTAATCAAAATAAATAATATATACAATAAAGGCAAAATAAGCGAAAATAAAAAAGTACTGATTGATTATCAAACACCGAAAATAGTTATGGACGAGGCAGGCGATTGGGAATTGTGGAAGTCAAAGATTTTAGAAAATGTAGTCACACCGATTGATTATCTAATGAAACAAAACCCCGAATTAACTTATGAACAATGCTTAGATAAATACAACGAAAATAAATTACTAAACGAACAATTATTTGGGTTAAATGTAGGGTTGGAGGTAGAATGAAAATAGATGAATTAGTAGATACATACACAAGCCGAGCAGAAAAATATAATAAATTATATCAGAAAACCGTTATTAATTTAATTAAAAAATATGGTTATGATAATGCAAAAATAAAAAAGGAATTGGCAAAAGCAATAAAACCAATTGCAAAAGATATGGTAGTGAATGGTATTAATCTAAGTTTGGCGTTTGAAGATGTTTAATCTTGATTTAACAAAATTCTTTCGTGCCGAAGCGCCAAGATTGAGACTTCAAATAAAGAAAAATCTTGCAAGTAGAAGAGGTTGGAAGGGTGATCCAGCACCCAGTAATTCAAAAGCTACAATTAGACGCAAAGGGAAAAATCACTGGCTCTCAAGCACAGGAGAGACTGCACGCAAGGGCATAGGAATTGAAATCGGAAGGTTATCAATGCGGATATTTGCAAAAGATACCGAACACTCGGGAAGATACCGATATAGAGGAAAAATCAAAAGAAGTTCAAGTAAACTTCCAACTTATGAAGAGATATTTGAATACGCCGATGAAAAAAAGAACTATTCAGGAGCTTTTGGAGTTAACAAAGGCAATAGATTATACGATAGAATGGAATTTGAAGCGAGTAAACAAACCATAAGATATTTAATGAAAGAATTACCTAAAAAGATTATGTTAAAATTATGATTAAGGAAACACTACAAGCGGCAAGTATAGAAGTTGATTATTTATTATCCCAATTAACAATAGAAATTAATCTATTAGTCGACACAATGGTTCTGGAAACTAAGCGATTAATAACTCGTGGCTATTCAAAACAAAAAGCAATTTC